TCGAAGCCCGAGCCGAGATAGACAATCAAAAATACTTGACATAAATGATCAACTGTAACTTATCAGAAACAGTAAAGTTAGACTAAATCGGGTGCAATCAATATCATTATGTGTGCCGAAAACAAAAACGAGAAACAACGCACAACTAACAGAATCTTAACAAAGAAAAAAGTTAAGATAAACTTACTTGACAAAACAGATTAAGAATAAATAAACAAAATAAATTGAATGAATCCTCCACTGTCATAGCGCAGTAATGACAAATTCATGGTAGACTAATTGAATTGGGTGCAGTATAGGTAGAAACATGAGCATTACAACACAGCAAGCGGCAGAAGAGTTAAAAAAGCGAACGTATTACGAGCAGATGCCTGGGGGTGGTATCGTTGCTTACGATATGTTGACTGGAAAAATAATAGGACATTCGGAAAACCTATTAGAGTTAATGGGTGCCGACACTACTCACAGGAGTTACCATCCCTTAATCGTGGACTCGATATGTGATGTGATGGTTGAGAGAGGGCTAACGTTGTCTCAAGTGTGCAAGCTAGATGGGTATCCCAAGCTTACTACAGTCATGAGATGGCAGAAGGTGTATCCAGAGATAAAGCAGAAACTCGACGATGCGAGAGAGATGCAAGGAGAGCAGTTTTTTACGAAAATGGTGAACAATTTAAATGAAATGCCTGATGATTTAAATAGAGACGAAGTCCAGGTGCAGAAGCTAAAATTTGAGAAATTGAAATACTTGGCAGGTGTGTCGAATCCCTATAGATATGGTTCTCGAACCATACACAGTGGAGATGCTCAGGCACCAGTACAGTTTATAATATCAACGGGGATAAATAGAGAGCAAGGGGTGCAGAGTGAAACAGGAACGGATATTGAACGACAAGAACGAGTGGGAGATATTGAACACAGAAAAATCGAAAATGAACCCGATGATTGATTTAGAGAAAAAGGTTGTTCTGTTGGAGAAGAAATATCTCAATATATCAGATGAACGCAATGCCTTGATTCAGCAGCAGCAACAATTGCGACGGGAGTATTCTGAGTTAGAGGGTGCATACAAGTTGATGGCCCAGCAGCTCAAAGAATTGTCGCAAACGCAAGCAAAAAGTAAGAAAAAATAGTGGAAGTCAAGCATATATCGACGGGTTATAAGCCAATTTTCTGGCAGTCCAATACTCATGGGTGCCTAAAACGGTTTAATGTGCTTGTGATTCATCGTCGAGGAACTAAAACGGTATTTAGTATCAACGAGATGATTGATCAAGGGCTGCGAAATAACTTAAAAAACCCGAAATATGCATATATGGCTCCTACTTACAAGCAGGCGAGCATCATTGCGTGGGATTATTTGTTGGAATACACGAAAAATATACCAGGTTTTGACTCTAATAAGAAGGATTTGGAGGTTGTGATTAAGAGACCGCCTCCTTGGGATGATAAAATATCGTATCGGCTGCTAGGTTCGGATAATCCTGACTCTTTGAGGGGTATATACCTAGACGGGGCGGTGTTGGATGAGTTTGCTCAGTGTGATCCTATTGTGTGGGGTGAGATAATCAGACCTGCGCTTGCTGACCGTAAGGGTTGGGCGATTTTTATAGGAACGCCGAAGGGTAAGAACCATTTTTACAATAGATATGAGAAAGCTAGGGCCAATCCTAGTTGGTTTACGAAGATATTGCGAGCGGATGAAAGCGGGATTATTCCCAAGGCAGAATTAGAGGAAATGCGGGCAGATATGACGGAGGATGAATACGAGCAGGAGATGCTTTGTAATTTTTCGTCAGCTGCTCCAGGGGTGTATTTTGGGAAGATCATGGCGCAGCTTCGTAGGGATAGTAGACTAAGAAGCGTTCCGTACGATCCACAGTACCCCGTAGACACGTTTTGGGACTTGGGGATAGGAGACAGTACGGCCATATGGTTTAGGCAAAGGGTGGGGATTAATTGGCACTATATCGACTATTATGAGAAGAGTGGCGAGGGGTTAGAGCATTATGTGAAGTTGTTGAAAGATTTGCCCTATGCTTATGGTAGGCATGTCGTTCCACATGATGCCGCAGCTAGGGATTTGAGTACGGGAGTGACACGGCAGGAGTTTTTGCGTAAACTAGGTTTACGGGTGGAGATACAGAAGCGGCAAGCGGTGGATGATCGGATACAGGCCATTAGATCTTTGCTACCGAAGTGTTACATAGACGATGTTAAGTGTGCGAGGGGTATTTCTTCGTTGGAGGATTATCAGAAGGAATGGGATTCTAAGTTGATGATGTATAAGAATAAACCGTTTCACAACTGGACATCGCACGGGACTGACAGCTTCGGATATTCCGCTCTTGATACGAGGGATAGTGATTTTGATGGAAATGATTTTGGAAAGAAGTTACCACAGATGGCGAGTGGAGAATATAACGAGTTTAGCGGGGTATAAATATGAGTACGACATCATCTAGTTACACAACATCGAAGAGAACAGGCATGAATGTCAATGATTACAATCAATTTGTGGATCAGGGTAGACAGTTAGCTTCGGGTGCTAATTTACAATCAGCGACAGCGAGAGACGAGAATTTTGATTTGTTGAGGACGGTTAGATCTGATGATTTGTTAGGTATGAGAGAGGTTAAGATATACGGAGAGGAGAAGGATTTCAAGACTGTTGGGCAGGATACATTGGATCGAATTATGAGTATGTTTCAGATGAGAAAATCAGATATTGATACAAAAAAATCAATGCCAGGAAGATCACAATTACAAGCAACTGATTTTAATATAGGGTAAAAAAATGAGTAAGGTAGAAGCGATAGTACGAAGATATAACAAGCTAAAGAGTGCGAGAGCTAATTGGGATGCTCACTGGCAGGAGGTTGCTGACTACGTTATTCCGAAAAAGGACGATATATTCGTTAAGCAGAGGAATACAGGTGGAGAGAAGAAGGGTAACGTCAAAGTGTTTGATGCTACGGCGATACACTCGAACGAGTTACTTGCTTCAGCTTTGCATGGGATGTTAACGAATCCATCGGTGCAGTGGTTTGAGTTGTCTATGGGTGACGAGGAGTTGGACGGGGATCACGACGTTAAGCTATGGTTGCAGAGTACGGCGTTGCAGATTCATCAGGTTTTGAATAATACGAATTTTCAGACGGAGATACATGAAGTGTACCTTGATTTGGGTGCATTTGGTACGGCCATTCTCAGAGTGGAGGAAGACGACGAGTTAGATGTTGTTTTCAATTCACGTCCTATAAACGAAGCATACCTTGAGGAGAGTTCTAAGGGTATAGTTAACGGGATATTTAGAGAGTATGTGTTGACAGGTAGACAGTTGTTTGAGGAGTTCCCAGATGCTGAGTTTTCGGAGCATGAGAGACATCAGCTGCAAACTGATCTAGATAAAGAGTTTGATATTTTACATGCGGTGTTTAAGAGGAGCGATGCGGACGTTGCGCAGGAGATAGGGCCTAAGGGTATGAAGTTTGCTTCATTTCACATTTTGTTGGGGATGAAGGTTATTTTGAAGGAATCGGGGTTTGAGGAGTTTCCATATATCACGCCTCGATGGACTAAGATTAGTGGTGAGATATACGGTCGTTCGCCGGCTATGAAAGCATTATCTGATATTAAGATGACAAATGTCATGATGCAGACGATAATTAGGGCAGCTCAGAAGGTCACAGACCCACCGTTGCAGGTTCCTGATGATGGTGTAACATTGCCAATAAGAACGATTCCAGGTGGAACTAATTACTATAGGGCAGGCACTAAGGATAGGATAGAGCCGCTTATTACTGGGGCAAGACCTGACTTAGGGGTGCAGTTGCTTGAGTTGATTCAGAAGCGAATTAGGGATGCATTTTTCATTGATCAGTTGCAGTTGAATGAAGGGCCGCAGATGACGGCCACTGAGGTTTTGCAGAGGACAGAGGAGAAGTTGCGGTTGTTAGGGCCTATATTGGGTCGTCAGCACTATGAATTGTTGAAGCCATTGGTGAATAGGGTTTATTCGATATTGTTGAGGCGTGGAAAGATTAAAGCAGCGCCTGAAAAGATACAGGGGAAGACATTTGAGGTGCATTATTCGTCTATGATAGCGAGGGCACAACGTAGTTCTGAGGCAGAGAATTTGAACAGGATAATGGGTATCATGGGGCCTATAGCACAATTTGAGCCTTCGGTTTTAGATAATGTTGACGCTGATAAAATTCTAAAGTATGTTGCAAGCATATATAACGTGCCACAGTTAATTTTCCGTAGAGCTGATGATATGGCCAAGATACGAGAGCAGCGTCAGCAGGCTATGGCACAACAGCAAGCTGAGCAGAGTGCTTTAAATCAGACTAAATCACTTCAGCAAGCGTCAGGGGCAATGAATGGACAACAAGGACAACAGTAAGAAATACAAGCAAGTTGATTTGGTAGCTGACTATAAAGCATTGTTTGAGAATGAGAAGGGTCAACGGGTGCTTTATGATTTGATGAAGAAGTGCCACTTTATGCATACGTCTTTTGATGGTGATATACATAACTGTATATTCAGAGAAGGCGAGAGAAACGTAGTTAATTACATTTTAACGATGTTGAAACAAGACCCAGTAAAATTAAAATTAGTTATAGATAAACTAGAAGAAGAGGAAATAAATTATGTTTAGATGGTTACGTTCGTTATTTGATTTAAGACTAATGATTTTAGATGAACCTCCTTTGGGTGGAGGAAACACTACTAATACAGCACCTCCTGATAAACAAAATCCTCTGCTTGAGGTAGAGTTT